GTGCCACACCGACCCGGCGGTTATTGGCCCCGCCGAAGAACTCCATAATTTCCATGCGCACGCGGGCGAGGTCTGGGTCAAGCATATCCTTGGGAACCAGGATTAAGCCGGTTGGCGCGGCGTTCTCTTTGGCGAAGAACTGTTTATTCCAGCGCCGCATGGCGAGATCGGCCTCAATGGCATCGAAGATAGCCGCAAGCGGGCTGAGGCCATCACGCAGATCGAAGGGATGCACGAGGCGGCTAAACGTGACGTATTTGCGCTCTAGGAAGATCGGTTTCGCTTCGGTGCTGGCCTTGAACCAGTAGCCGCTAATGAACTCTTGCGGGTGCGACTGCGGCGTAATCATCCACGAGGGGATCGGCCAACATTCCAGCAACCCATCACCACCAGGCACCCAGAACAGTGACGCCTTACCACTCAGCAGCAGATTGAATATCCAGAACTTCGTCAGGTAGCTGCGACCCATGAATGGGTTGGGCGCTTCCCAGAGTATTTCAAGTGGGTGATTGACGATCTCTTTATCTTCTTGCGTGCCAGCCATACGCTCCACAACCTCAAGCGTACTGATACTCGCTTCGTTGGCAATCGCCGTAATATCGGCAAACACCCACGAGCTGGTCAATGCGAGCTTGGCGCGCTGTTGATCTTTATCGTTCTTGCTATTGCCCGCGCCGTACTTCTCCTGCCACTGTTCGTAGCCAGGAAAGACAATTGGGCCGCCGCTCACGCTCATGGACTGCTGCGGCGCGTACAATGCCGCTGGCGTGGGCTGGGCCTTCCACGCTTGGCGGGTTTCGCTGAATGCGCTATTGACGCGCTGTATCCATGAGGTTCCTTGCATTATAACCCTGCCTTATAGCCGTTGACGAACGCAACCCAGAACCAAAGCGCCAATGACACTAGTTTACCACTCAGATAGCCGATTGCATAGCCTATCCCTGCAATCATCGTTAATAGTATGGTGCCTATCCACGTCACCCGAATGCTCCCACGGCGCTTGACGCCCTGCCCATCCCACTCCATGCTAGGGCTAAGCTCATCACACAGTCATCATGCATGCCGTCAGGTGCGGTGTAGCGCGTCAATCCCGATGGGAGCAATTGGCTCTCATAGGCTTCGAGTTCGCCAATCAATACCGGGTGATCTGGGATGCCAATCAACCGCCGCTCAAATGCCAGTGCGAGGGTTTCAATCGCCGCCGCTTTGGTTGCATTGGTGGTGGCGAATGGGCGAACGCGCATGCCCTCGCGTGCTAACTGCTCAATGATCGGCTGGCCCATACTGTTACTCTCTGCAATGATCACACCCTGCCCCCAACGCTCCCACAAGGCCCGCAGGCGATCGCGCTGCACGGTATAATCAACAAGGTTGCTGCGGTCAATCGCCACAACCCGCATGGTCTGCACGTCCAATACCGTAAAGACGGTATAGTCCTGCGAGCGGCCCCAGTCCGCCCCAATCACATACTGCCCATTCGGGTTGATCGATTGCGGGTCGGTGTACACACATGCTCGCACCCCGCGAAACACCCCGCCGCCGTCCTCGACAAACTCTGCTAGAATCTCCTGACGAAACACCCGATCGGGCATCGTTTGCCATAGATGCTCCACTTCCGAAAACAGAATATGCGGGTTCTCCAGCGGATGCGGGCAGCGCTCAATGCCGTTGGTGGTGATCTTGACACCCAGGGTTGGCGCTTGGAATGCGACCCCATCAGGCGCGTCGCCGTCATGGGCGCGCTTCCATTCCTGCCAATACCAGTTGCGCCCCTTCGGGCTGCCGATAGCGAGCAGCCAACCGTTCGTATCCATGAGCATTGGCCGTAGCACTTCACTCCAGGCAATTGCGTCAATGTCCCCGGCTTCGTCCAGTACAATGCCGTTGGCGGTTTTTGATCGCACGTTATCAGGATCGTCAAGCGATCGAAAGAGCACGCTGCCCCGCCCTAGGCTCATCGTCATGCGGCTTTGGTTGAACTTGGCAACACTGCCATACCACCGTGCCACCAGCGAACACCGCGTCAAACACCGGATGCAGAGCCAGCGTGGTTTTACGCCATCGCCGCCCCGCCGCCAGCCACGTAAAGCGCTTGCGGTGTTTGAGTACGTGCTGCTGGCCTGCGTGCGGCCAGGGCAGTCTAATCGTTGGCTTCTTCGCGCCAGTTGTTGACGAACTCGACATTGACGGTGCCACGGTGCTCATGGTCGATCTTCTCTCTGAACTTCTCTGGCCGGTTGGCCTTGAGAACCAAGGTCAACATAGTGTCACTTTTCTTGCGGATAGTGCCGATCTGCCCGTCCCGAAAGCTGCCCAGACTGCCGAATACCGGTTCGTCCCAGCCTTCGACCCCGCGCCGGTAGGCTTCCGCTTCCGCTTCGTCCATGGCCTTATCGAGTGCGGCATCCCATTCGTCCGAGAACTCTGGATCGGCGGCTTTCCACTCGTACACTGTTTGACGGCGAATGATCCCCGCAGCCTTGCACGCATCCGTAATGTTGCCGCGCTTCTCAAGCTCCAATAGGAATAAGGCGCGCGCGCGTTGGGTTGTCCTGTTTGTCCGAGCGATGCCCATATTCATACCCTAGTTAAACCCAACCGCACGCCAGAACGAGTACCACCACGTAACGAACCGATCCCATGCTGATTGCTTGACGGCTTCAATGTCAATGATGCTACCACCGTGCATGATGATCATCTTGACAATCGCGGCCTTCTGTTCATCCGTCAGGTCGTCCGGTATCTGAATGTTCATTGCTTACCCCCTTGGTGATTGGCGGACCATAAACTGTCCCACGAATGCGGCGTTTAGCGCGCCGGTGCCGTTGTAGCCGTATGTCCAGACGCCCCATGTGCCCGATGGTATCGGATTAATATCGAGATAGTAACTCCCTACTGCGGCCTTGGTGATTGACCCGCTCACATAGGTATAGACGAATGTCCCCGGCACAATCGCACCCGGCTGCGTGGGCGGTACGATGTGCAAGAAGATACTGGTAGGATCGGCCATTGCGCCGCTCACATTGACGAATGTCCCTATCAGTCGCACGGGATCGCCCGCATCGTAGCTATTCATCGTTGGTTCCTCCACTACTCAGCGTGCTATCGCCAATCCCGCCGCTTGACCGCGCGGCGTCGCTGCTACCGCCCGACGTGAGCGGCGTATCACTCATGCCACCGCCACTCAGCAGGTAATCATTGATACCGCCCTGCGACAAGGCCAGGGTATAGCCGCCAGCCCGCCCGCGTGTGTCGGGAGTGCCAGGAACCGCTATCCCGTAGCCTTGCATCAGGAGCAGCATGCTATCCTCGCTTGATCAATGTGGCCTGCACATCGTTGATCACATTGACGTGATGTCGCATCGCAAACTGGCGATACTCATCATTGCGCGTCGTCCAGATCTGCTCGATCGAGTAGCCGAACGTGTTATCAAAATCACATTCGACCGCGTAATGGTCAAGCTTGTTCGCATCGCGCCACGCCTTATTGAGATACAAGAAACTCACATCACTGATGGCTCGTCGGTGCGTTGGGTCTTGCCAGGCGCGGGTACTGGCGTGCCACGGTGCAATAATCGTAATCTGCCCGCCCGGTACTAGGATGCGGTTAACCTCGTCGAAGAACGCGAAGAACGCTTCTTTCTTGCGGCCCATATGATCGATGAAGTCCATTGGAATATGCTCCACATAGTGCGAGCAGAACGCGACCTCAACCGACGCCGTTTCAATCGGCCACGGATAGACATTGAGATCATGCACAATGTCCACGCCGGGCACGTCTGCCCAGTCGATCCCCGTGTACCCTTCCTGTTTTGACTGCCCACAGGCAATGTCAAGTTTCACCACGTCACCCCGCTATTCAAATCATAATGCCCAACCAACACCCGCGTATCACATGCGAACGTATGTCCCCACTTGCCCGCATCCTCAAAGAAGTACAAGTCCTGCGTGAATGCTCGACTGCCCACGCCGGGAATGAAGCTCTGTTCCGTCTTAAACCACGGCTGACGGAGACGGCTATCCTTAAACATCTCCATACGAAACAACGTAAAGCCCATGCCGAGACCGTTACAGCGTTGCACCGTGTTGGGGATCGGCAGCTGCGGGCGAAAGTTCAGCGGCAACTCATGCGGGCAGCCATAGATCATCGGCTGGCCGCCCTCGCCTTTGGTCCAGTACAAACCCCCCACCGCATCGTACTTGTTGCCGTCTACCTTGCCCTCGATCGTCTCAAGGAGCTTCATCAAGCCCTCG